CTTAGATTTTGAGCCATCTTCCATTTGGCAGGTATTTTTGACACAGAAGTCTACCTCTTCTGGGGTTAATAATTGAAGTAACATTTAACTTCCTTGTTAAAGTTAGAAGGGGCAAGTTACCCTGCCCCCTCATAAAAAGTTATTATGTACCAGTTGAAACTGTAGCAGATTCTACTGGGTTTTTGGAAACATCACACATTACCACGTGAATACGGAAACGTAATGCACTTTCCCCAGACGACCCACCATCAAGAATAAGTGCGTCAATAGTATCTGCAGAAGTTAGCATTTTTGGGTTAGCCCCAGATGCTCCTACTGCAGCGTTTAGGAAAGGTGAAAATCCAGCAGCACATGCTGATCCATCAAGAAATGTATCAACATCACCACCAGTATATCCAATATCCATAGTTATCTGTCCGTTACCTCTAGCTTCAAGAACTTCAAGACATCCACCAATAATCATAGTGTCGGCAGGGATGTCCATCATTTGAATAACATCTCCACCTGCACCACCATCAGCAGTATCCCAAACTTTAGAAGTTCTAACGTAAGCGTTAGCAACGTTAGCAGGATGTCCAACTGTACCACCACCAGTTAAGGTGTTATTATATGTAGCCATAAGTTAATCCTCCCTTAGTTACATTTAACTGTAGCACGAACTATAGCTTCTGGTCTTAAAACTTTACGACCAAAAACGTGTAATCCTCTCACAACGTCACTAAAAGATTCAGTAGATCTAACTACCTCTGTTTTAGCAATGTGAGATGCTGTAGCAGTTGATGAAATATGTCCAGCCATAACAGCGTGTTCATTGCCATCTGTAGCTAGACCAGTGATAGTGACTTGATCAGTAGCACCACTTGAATTTAATGCTGTAGTCTTATAGCATGTAAATCCTGCAATTGTTTGTGGAGCTACCATACCGTTTCTTAATGGTGAAGAAGAATCCCCAGTTACGTTAACTGCAGAAAGTTTTGCCGCAGCTTTATGGAGAACTTCATAAAAAATCGGAGGACCGACAAACCATCTGTTTTCCTCTGGAATACTTTGGTCGTCTAATGCTCTAGCCATTTTTGTCATTAGATTTACAGCGACATCGCCATCTTCTGTAAGATCTAATGCACTAGAAAGTGTTCCTAGTCCTGCAACAGTTGCAGTTGTAGCACCACTTTCACTGGTTAAACCAGCGTTAGTTGCCATTAAGTCGAGAACGTTAGCGTCATATGCTCTTTTTAAAGAATACGCACCTGATGAGGTAGCGAGTGATTCAAAGTTAACATGTGACTGACGTTCTTCGATGTCATCAATTTTAAACGCAAATGCGTTTGCTTGGTCAACAACCATACTAATTTGATCGTCAGCCAAGTCTTGTGGGTTAACCACTGCACCACGTTGATACGCTGATACTGTGATTGTAGGTTCTTTGATAATATTAACCGTATCGCCAAAGTTCTCAATTTCCCCAGCATAGTCTGTATTGGTAATGTCCTCTACAACCGATGCTCTGCGAAAGAATTTAAGAACTTTTTGACTAAATATAGACGGTGTAAAATTACCACTAGGCAGGTTACCATATCCTGCTGCTGTAGTGAAAGCCATTACGCTTCTCCTTATTTAGTTAAAGTTTTAAATTAAGAATTAAAATCAATACGACCTTCCATACGAGCTAAATCAATATCTTTTTCAAAACGTTCAAATTCTTGACTTTTTAGTTTAGCAATTTCAGAAGCTTTCCACACATGTTTGCCACCATTAGTATTAACGTTTACTTCCCTTGCTTGTGCAGGGGTTATCGCTGATGCCGCTGTTGGCTTTGTTGCTTTTGATTTTTTACCTATGCCAGCATCTGCTTTGTAAAGGTCTATAACTCTTGATGCCCATAATGCATCAGTATTATTTTTATAGATACCATCTGCAAGAGATGCAGGTTGGGTTTCCAACCAATCTAAAAACTTCTTGTCTTTTCTAATCTCATCAAAATCAGGATGTTTCCTTAGAAGTTCCTCATAAGCTTTCTGAACAACCAAATTCTTTTCACGTTCACGAATTGTTTCCAATTCTTTATGAAGATCTTTTGATTTTTCTTCAGCTTGTTGATGGGCAACAGTTTGTACAACTGCGTACACATCTGGATATTCAGTCTTAAATTGCTCCAATTCTTCTGGAGTTTTAGGCATTTGAACATTTGTATTTTGAGCTACGGAGTTCTTTATAGCGTTTTCTAATTCGCTTTTTTCAGATTTCCATGTATCAAGTTTTTGATCATAATGCTTTTTAAGGTCATCATATCTTTTTTTAAAGTCAACTTCTTCAGATTGTTTTGACTCAACGAAACTTGTATTTTGTTGCACCGTAGCTGCTTCTTCTTCTTTAGCAGGGGATGCTTCTACTTCCTGTTCATTATCCTCATCTTTGTAAACGTCTTTACGATATGCGTTTCTGTACAGGTTTTCGTTATTTATAGTTCCAAAGGAATCGTTAGATTTATTAGCTCTGTGGCCGCTTGGTTTCTTTGCCATGATAATTCTCCTTCTAGCAGTGCCACATGGCTTGGGGTGGCTGCTCGGTATTGTAGGGCTGCGTTATTGCAGGTAGCTACGTTAGTTTTTAAACTAAGTTAATTAGTTTGCAAAGAAGGTCTGTTTGCTAAAAATGTTCCAAACATTCCTCTTTTGCTTAAATCAACTTTTTCGTCTAAAAAATTTTGTTGTGCAAACTTTTTCTGTATCCTCTGTGTAGGTGTCTCTGGTCTTGGTACTGGATCTTGAGGTCTATATATTTCTTGAGGTGAAAAATACACATGCCTTGCTTTTTCGCCTTTCATATAATATATAGGTACGTATGTTCTGTTTGCTACTTTATCTTTAAAATCTTTAGAGGTTGAAGCTTCTGGATTGTAATAAAATAACGCTCCACCTGTAAAATCTTTTCTTTTTCCTTGTAGTACTTTTCTTGCTGTGTCTACGTTTTTCATATAATTTCTGTAAGCTTGTGGGTTTGTTACAAGCTCAGTTACATGGGTTCGTAAATCAGCAAAATCTTTATCGCCTTTTATTTCTAATCCTGTAAACTGAAATGCTCCTCCAGCAGTCTGTCTGTTTAACACGTCTTTTACATTAAATTGGCTTTTAAAATCTGCATAGTCAGAATTAATTCTATTATTAACAACATGCATTACACTTTCTAGCCCTTTTTCTCCCAAAACACTTGCTTCTGTAATTGCTGTTAATGCTAAAGCTTCTTCATTAGACATTTGATTTAAAAATTCTTTTGTTGTTTTTCGTGCATCTTCAGATCCACCGGGAAATGTTTCTTTTATTGCATCATATAATTTAAGTAGCCCAGCACTAGGTCGAGTAGCAGGAAGATCAACTTCTCCCCCATTTGCATACCCCTCTAAAAATCCACCTGATGCTGCAACTCTTTTGTTAACTTCTGGTTTGCCTTGATCATTAAATTCATTTAATACGTCATATCCAATAACTTCAGCAAGAGGTTTTTTAACAAGAAATTCACCTTTTGATGCTAATACATCCCCAGACTCATCTCTACCAATACCTGAAATGTCTCCAACCTCAACACCTTTTTCTCGTGCTTTTTGTAATCCTGCAGATATAATTTCGTTAAATCTATCTGGACGTTGTTCAATTATTGAAGCATTGATCATAAAATCCCCATCATCAGAATCTATTGGATAATCATCAGCTACAGTTTGTGCGTCTGTTACCTGATCTGGGTTCATTCCACCTATAAAACCACCAGTGTTAAATGCATCAAGTTCACCTTCTTTAGTTTTTAATTGTGCAGACTGATTACCTTGACTTTTTTGTTCCTCTATATCTTTTTGAAATTGCTCTCTTGCATCTTTTCTTTCTTGTTCTTTAGTTTCATCCGTTTTATTTACATCTGAACTTATTGTCTGTGTAGGGGTGCTTTCTTGAAGAACATCTAATGATTGTTCTGTTCCTGCTAAATTTGTCTCAACTCTATTAATATACTCATTAAACTGTTTTGGTGTTTCACTCTTAATAGCCAATATTAAGTTTTGTCTATCTTGCATGTTTTTTGTATTGTAAACTTCTCCCCCAAATACTGCAACAGGGGGTAAATTACCAACAAAATTATATCGTTTATTAGACTCTTTTCCTGTAATTCCTTTAATAAGGGCAGATGTTTGTTCCCCCAAATCTTGCTCATTTAAAGTAACACCAACATAACTATTTGTTGATGGGTCATACAACATTGCAGCCCCACCCATTTCGCCTTTACTCTGTATCATCTGTTGGATATTTTTTTGATGAGATTTATCGTTAAGCTTATTTAATTGACCAGTTAAACTTACTTTTCCTAACTTGCCCAAACCTTCAAAATCATCATCTGATTCTTTTCCTGTTATCCATTTATTAACTACAGAATTAATGCCTTTTTCATTTCCAGTAAATTCTGGTAATTGCTGTCCTACTACTTGTCCTTGAATTGTGTACTTACCTGCAAGCCTATCTTGCATCCTTATTTTATTTGCTGCAGCTATTTCTTCTTCAGATCTTTCCTCCCTTTGAGATTGCATCGGCATGGGAGTAGGTGCTGGTGCAGGATCTGGTTTAGGCTCTGTATCTTCACCCATATTGTTTAACATATCTTTATACATGTTTGGGTATAATGATTTAAAATAGGTGTGAAAAAAACTAAATTTTCCTCTCCTATATCTATTAGGTTCATTAATTATTGGAAATGGGATATATTCCATTACGTGTTATCCTTTAATTTTTGTACTGCCATATAATCATTCTTCAACCCTTTGAGGGTTTCCAGTAAACGAAGCTTCCCCTGCAGCTGGCGTAGCTCCGACTCCAGTGGGGCTGCCATCAACGCTTGCACCGTCATTTCTGTTAGGTGCTGAAGGTGTTCCTCCAGTGCCACCCATGCCTGTTGGTTGTTGACCAGTGGACTGAGCTTGCTGGCTTGCGTCTTGTTGAGCATTTTGTAATCCTCTTAATAGTTCTGCATATAATTTGGCTTCATTTAAATTATTTACTAAGCTGTCAGGATCAATATCCTGTGCAATAGCTAATTCTCTCATTAGGTTTGGCAACTTAATAAACGGTGCTAACATTGGGTTTGATACAGTTTGTAGTAACGCTGTCAATCTTTGACTTCGTACTTCTTTTTGCATTATAGAATTTGTACCACCGGGCTTAATTTCTAAGTCCCCTTGTATTTCAGGAGTAGAGTCATTAAACTGCATATTCCATTGAAAGTACGCTTCCCCAATTGGTTTTAACATATAATCATCAATGTTTTTTATAACTGTTTTCATGGATAAGTTTGCTCCACCTAACAGCATAGATAACCCAGAAGCTGTTCGACCAGTACCTGTTACACCTGTTTGACCGTGTAATATAGATGGTATACCTGTTTGTTCATCAGCTAATTGTCGGCTTATCTGGTACATCTGTAAGTTTTCTGGTGCTGTATTAGGAAATTTTAATCCATTAATGGCTGTTCCAGTTACTCCAGATTGTCTCCTGAAAATCTTGCCCGGAAATACATCCATATTCTGTCCGGGAACTAAACTTGCTTCATCTACATCAAATACTAAATTTCCTGCAAGTGCTAAATTGTCAATAGCCATTCTTACGTGACCATTCATTAACATTTGTGAGTCTTCCATATTTTCTGCAACTCCAATACCAAACATTTGATATGGGTTTACTTCGTATGGAACAACTTGATAAGGTATTCTTGCAGGTGTAAACGGATTTAGCACACATCGTAGTACCATACCATTACAAATCCAAGCATTTATTTGTACTTGTTCAAGATCAGACATTGAATTAGCTACATCAAGACCTGTTGCTTTAGCAAGTTGAGCGTCTAAAACACCCCAGTATTCTAATACTTCAAAACGATTTTCTCGATAATTTGCTTCTGTTTCATCTTCTCGTATTGTATCTTCGTAATACTTGTCTTCATAATTAGGTCCTTTAGCTACACAATTTTCAATTGCTGTTGCATCAAAAAACGGAAGATTAATTAATGCACGAAACTGAGACTTGTTAAGCCTATGTCGTTGAATAACATATTCTGCATCATCTATTGATGTAGCTGTAGGATCTGGAAAAAAATCCCAACACGATACATGCTCCATTCTTGGAACAGTTTTTTCGTATGGCATGTATTCTTTTTCGCCATTTTCACCTTTACCCCATTTGTGAACACGTTTGTAAAAGTTAAACGGTCCTTTTACAATTCCTGTACCCAACATAGCCATTTCAAATATAGCTGCTCTCATTGTATTAACAGCACGAGTATCTAATAGTTGATCTTGTATTTGTTTTTCAAGAATTAAAGCTGATTCCATTGCAGGAGATATTTGTACTTCTCCTAATTTTGAAGCACCTTCAGCAAGAGGTATTCCCTCGTATTTATCAGAAAGACCCCCTAATACATTACTTTTAGGAGTTGCTTCCATTGCACCGGGAAGAACTTCTCTTCCATCTCCCTGATACCCAAAAGGATCTTGAGGTACTTGCAAATCATCAAGAGGTGTTTTTTGATGTGCAAATTCTGCTATTCCTTCAGGAACAGGGGTGGGTTCAACTGTAATTGGAAACTTTTTAGATCCAAAAAGTATATCTACAATTTGACCATAGGCAGCCAGCACTTTTGTCTTTGTAATTTTTATAAAAACTTGTGATCGTTCTGACTCTCTATAGGTTGTACTTGAATCATAGATGCCCCTAAAGTTCTTGAACGAAGTCAGCCAACGCTGTTCATGGGTGTATCTCCCATTTTCAGCCCCATCAAATTTTTCTTTTATATATCCAACAAGTCCGGGTAGTTGATCCTCTGGATTTGCAACAACTACCTGTTTGTCATCGGCTGGTTCAAGAAAGTTATCAGACATTATATATTAGTAGTCTCTTTGTTCTGCCATTGCAAACAGTGAAGCTTGAACTGTTGGTTTAGACTGTTGCTTTGGTGCATCTTGAGTAAAAACATCTGTTTTTGCTTCTGTGCTAAATTCAAGTCCTTGTCGAGTCAATTGATTTGACCCCATTGGGTCATTCACAGATGTTTTATCTGAGTTCATAATGTACCCTTCACCGTAGTTGTAATTACCTTGTGGCATATTGCCCTCCTTTTAGTTTTGTAATTGTGATAGTTGATTTCGTATTCGATCTAAGAAAGATTCTTTATATTGTGATGCTGCTTGTGCAACTGGTAAAGCAACGGCTTCGGCTGCTTGTTCTGCCATTTTTATATCTGTGGGTGCTACTGGACTAAATGCTTCAGAAGCATAGCCTAACGGTGTAGCTATTTGTGAAGGCATCCCTGTTTTTTCTTGAATATACTCACTAGCTTCAGCCCCAGAAAAATATGCACCTATAGGACCAACTTGTTTTAATGTTTCCATTCCAACAGCACCTGCTATAGGAACAGCAAGACTTTTTAAAGTTCGTGATCCATATTTGCCTTTAAAAAAATCTGATGCTTTTTCAACAGCTTCTTTAGTTCCTTTTTTAGCATCTTCTAAAGTTTCTTTTACTTTTTCAACACGTTGATTTTCTTTATTTTGAGCTGCAAGTTTATTTTTAAGTGCTGTATTATCTTCTGCTTGTTGTATTTGTTCAGGAGTTAATGCTGCAGTTGTTTGTATTGCTTGTGCTTGTTTTTGAGCAGTAGATAATTTTTTTCCAGCAATATTATCTTCCATTGTTGCAAGATTTACTTGTTTACGTTTTTTTATTTCTTCTGGACTTAAATTTTCTTGCTGTTGAGAAAACCCTCCACCTACTACTCCTTTTTTAAATGTAGGGTATGTAGTATCTTTTGTTAAATCAGGAATAGGTAAACCTAATGTTCCTGCTAAATCTTGGAATGTGTCACCTCCTAAAGCTTTTGCCATAGCTCCTTCAAAAGCAAAAAGCATATCTTTTCTAGCTTCTGCGGCAACCTCATCTACAACATCAGTGTAGTACCCTGCCATTACACCAACACCTATATCTCCTTCACCTGCAGCGTGTCCAATAATAGCTGCTGCGGCTTTTTTATCTCCTAAACGATTAGCTATAACAGATGCAACAATTCTACGCATATCTGTATACCCATTTGGTGTTCTATTAAGTTGAGCTAGTATTTCAGGTCTTATGTTTTTAAAAACTGTATCTTGTAAAACTTTTGTAATTTTACCTGTTGTTATCTTTGGAAATAAATCTCCTGTTTTTCCTTGTAGTGCTGCATCATGTCGTCTATCCATAATAGACTTAAACAAAGGGCCTAGCTCTTTATCTGGACCATAACCTTTTTTATCTTTTATTTCTGGGTTTACAAAAATTCCAGTTTCAGGAACATAATATGGTTTTGGTTTTGCTGTTCTAGTAATTGCAAGTTCTTTTGTTGCAAAACTTTGTGTAAGTGCTTCTCCTCTGTAACCCAATAAAGTTGCTAAAACTGCATCTTTTAATAAGGGATCATCTATTTTCCTTATACCCTCAAGAACATCATCTAAGATTTCATTAGGCAATAATCCATCAATAAGTTTTTTACTACCTTTAACAGTACGAGTTTCTAAAAACTCTCGTGGTTTTGTAAGTATTTTCTTTTTAAATGCTTCTAATTCATCTTTAACAACTTTTTTTTCTACCCCTGTTTTTTTAGTAGTCTTAGTTATTAAAATTGCATCACTATATTTTGTATCTAAAGGAATATCACTATTTAAATAACTGTTTACTTCAGCATTAATTGATGTAGCTAATTTTCCTCCAGTGCCTTGATCAAATGCACTAACAAATTTTTTTGCAAATTCCATAGTGTCAGGATCACTTAAATGTAAAAATGGAGCTATTGGAACTCCTTGATAGTACATTTTTCCTATAATAATATCACGTAATGTGTGATCAGGAGTTTGTAATCGTTTTAATATATCAGAAGCAGATGGAATTTCTCCATCTGGAAACAAACTATTCTGTAGTTGAATAAACTTTGTTTTTTCTAATTTTGCTGGGTCGTCTAGTTCTGTAAATTCTGCCACTGTTAATATCCAAACGTGCTATTCACTGGTTGATATGTTTGATCTTTTATTCCCTGTAGACTTTTATGTATTGAAGCATATCCACTGGTTCTAGTCATTACTAGATAACGCAACGCATCATATGCGTGGTCTTCTGCTTTTGTATCTACATCTTCTGAATTACTTTTCGACAACGGTATTCCTGCAAGTTGTCGAACTGTGTTAGTACATGTATTAAATATACGGATTCTAGGTAACTTTGTCAATGGGTTATCTGCTAATCGTCTATGTATTTCCATCTTACCCTGTAGTCTGTTTCTATCGGATGGTGTCCACCTTACACCCAAACGCATCATAGTCTCTGCAATCGAAGGACCAAACCCTGTCTTGTTCCAACACGATGAGTCAAGTACAGAGTAATGTGGTGTAGGTTCAAGTTGTTCCATCTCCAATATTTTATCAGCAAGTTGCTCTGCTGTGTGTTGCTTTACGTAGAGTTCTTTATAGATCCAGATGTTGTTGTCCCAATCTATAGCCCCCCACAATACACAGGATGGACTTGCGTATCCATAATCCGCTGCACGTATTCTGGGCCAGTTAGTCGGCATCTCAAATGGTTCGACAACGTGCTTTGGTTTAGAAAACTCTGGGAAGGCCGCTCCCTCTGCGACATCCCAATCCCCTTCAAGAAGTCTCTTCCGTTCAACTTCTGGGAGCGATCTGAGCATAGCTTCGTATCTGCCATCTTGCATCAGATAGGGATTATCAGTCAACCGTGCAGGAATAAACTTTCGGTAGAACAACGGTTGCCTTGCTTTCTCGTGACCCTCTGGATATAATAACTCTTGTCGTGTTTCTATATCTGTGGCTGGAAAAGGTTTATTGTATTCATGTGGATCAATGTACATCTTTTTAATCCACCACCCTCCGACTCCACCGGGGTTTCCTGTACAACGCATAGACATATTTGGTCTTAATTCGTCATCTGTTGTACGTAGTCTTGAACGCAAGTAATCCCACACATATGGTGTGGGGTATTGTGTTATTTCGTCTATTCCTATCCAGTTAAAAGCCTGTCCCTGAAATCGAGTAACATCTTTGTCTCTGTCTAGATAAGTAAACCACATCGTTGCCCCGGAAGGGAACACCCACGTGGATTTTGATTCTCTAAAATGTGCTTTCGGAAAAGCTTTAGTATATAATTGTCTTGACTTGTCAATAAGTTCTGTTAGTTCATCAAGTGTCCTTCTTAAAAGAAGACCACGATGATTAGGATTATGGCAATACCTAAGAGGATCAACGAGTAACGCAAACGATTTGCCGCCACCTGCCGCACCACCGTATAGTACATCTTCTTCGGAAGACGATAGAAACTCTTCTTGAGGACCACTATTAGGTTTAAAAATAACTTCTTGATCACCGACCAATTCCTGAACAGAAGAAGACGTAGTGTTAACGTCATCCATATCCACAATTCTAGTCTCATTACCCTGAAGTCCATCCTGTATTTTTTTAGCAGTTTTTTTAATTTGTTTAACATTTTGTCTATATTTCTGTACGTTCTTCGCTGCGTTATTAGCTTGTTTTGTTGCCGCTGCAAGTTTTTTACGAGTTGCTCTCCTTGCTCGTTCTAATGATGAAACATTATAAGATTGTTTCGGAGCATTTGGATCTTTTTTGGGTCTACCACGTGAAGGCATTATTTATTTTAATTTCTTGCCAAACTTATTCATTAAGTTTTTATCAGCTACTGGTTGAGCAACATTGTAAATTCCCCCACCACCACCACCTGATAATTTAATACCTTTCTTTTTTAAAGATTTTTTAACTCTTTTCTTATCCTGTTTGGCTACAAGGTCATCCCATTTTTGTTTTAATCGTGCTTCCCTTATTTTTTTTTCAGCAGGAGTCTCTTTCAGTGTTGATAACATCAATGCTCCCATTCCTCCTGTGGTCGCTGCAGCTGTTGCTCCCATACCTATTGCAAATTCTTTTTGCATATCTCTTTCATCGTAATCGCTGTTTTTTGCTTTTCGTGGTTGTGCA